AGATTATAAACATGCCCGATAAAATCACTAACCTCGACACTGATTACATCATCCGCGAATACGCCTCCGGCGTAGGTGTTGGGGGAATCGCCGATAAACTCGGTGTCAGCCCAAGACCCATTGAGCGAGTCATTCGTGAGAATGGCGTTGTTCTTCGTGGCCGTGGTGCCCAGCAACAGGCTCGGATGGACAAAGCTACTCCCGCTGAAAAGCGTGCTCTGGTGAGAAATGCGAACATTGCCGCCAGAGGTAGCGTCCGAACATTTGCCACTAAGTGCAAGCTGGCTAAGTCGCTCGCGGGCAGAGTCGATGTCCATCATGTTTCTGCGCTTGAGGATGCTTTCGCCGAAATGTTGGACGATGCCAATGTCACATGTACCCGCCAGGTTGCTTGCGGACCGTATCTCTGCGATTTCGTTATCGATTCCATCGCCGTGGAAATCTGGGGCGGAAATTACCACTTCTCTGGCCTTCACATCGCCAGAGCACCAGAGCGATTTAAATATATCCTCGACACGATGAAAGCCGCGATTATCATCACCGTCAATAACACCAATCCCCTTACACCGCGATTGATTAAAGCATTGGTCGCCAACATTGACGAGCTCAGCAGACATCCAACCCTTAGCGGTGAGTACAGGATGATTTGGAGTAACGGTGATTACGTTACCGGAAACCGTCTTGATGGTGATAACTTTACCTTCAAATACCCGTTTGCTAATAGCCGAAACACCAGCAGCGGACGTTATGAACGTGCCTGAAATCACGCAATTGTAATGCGCTGGCGGCATAGGTCCAACACCAACGTCATACTTGTTGCCGTCGCGCCCCATGCAGATCATGCTGGTCAATCCGTCTAATGTGGAAACCCATTGATACTCGTTAACCAGATCACTGTTCTGTTCATATGTCGCGAGCCGCCCGGCGCTACTGGCATGGCTTAGTACCGTTGCGACTAGTGCTTGCACTTGCCTGGATATCAGCGAGTCGATAAACCCTGATACCTTTTTCACAATTGAAGTTGTGGGGCTGCCTGAAGTTGCCCCGTCCATAATAACATTCAGAATGTCGGATGCTTTTTTAGTCCCGAACGCAGACAACAATTCTGGTATTGAAACGCCCGCCTGAACCGGTACCGCTGCGCTGATCGCGGTTGCGAGTAATGTACTGGTTGGCACAGCGAATATTGCGGATGTTCCTGCAGTTAGCATATCCGCCGTAAACCCAGCCTCACTGATGGCGAGTTTCTCAGCCTCTGCGATCAATGCCTTTTGATCCAATATCTGTAACGTTCGCATATCGGCAATAAGCCTGGTTAGATCCTTTGATGCATATTCGTCCTGGAGTAGCCTGGCGCTCAACTGGCCTTTGTACAATCGTAGCTGTGCAGCCGCCACCTCGTTTTGTCTGCGGATGTATCGCTGTAAGAATACAGCCCTTCGCGTTGCGGCGTTGGTTAAGAATGCGCGGCTAGTCACAGTACCTCGTCGATGATTTCCGCATCGCTGTCGATTTCATCATCGGTGCGATCAGCGGCAATCAGACCAGATCGGCGTAGTTGGTGCCGAAGGTCCGGCAAAGCAATAACACCTCGATCCATTAGTTGGACTGCGGCCATTACCAGTTGAGGGTCAATACTCGCCTCGTAGAATTCGCGGTTGATGATAATTTCAGGCTCGAGTGTGCCGCCCATGAAATCCATCACCCAGGTTAGGCATTGAGCGAATGCTTCTTCGACATTGCCGATGATCGCGCTAAGTTTGCTGTTCTGCCCTGCAAAGCGGATCTTTGCAGCCTCGGCTGTTTCGACTCCACCCTTGTCCTGGATAATCCTGGTACCAATTCGGACCATCTGTTGCTCTTTGATTTCCATACCTTTTAGCGGCATTTGGTTATCTCCGGCTTGAAGCAGCATCGCACTACCCGACTCGGGCAGCAATACTGCGGCCCTGCTGCCGAACGCAACGCCGCCACTCATGTTCTGGTCAACCCATGATTGTGTTAGGCCGGAGAATACAGGCGTCGGCTGGCCGACTAGAAAACTGGATTCTTCATAGTCGGCGCTGTTGCGATAGTGCGCGATGTTGATCTCCGCGATGTCATAGAGCGGCGCCTTATCGACAACCTCATCGTTATTGACCGAGCCGACGAAGCTGAAGGGTATTAAGTTCCATGTGGAACCATCAGCTTTGCGCGGTACGATGTCGGCCGCAAAAGCACCATTCTGCTCGGTGCCTAGTAGCTCATCATTCTCATTGTAAAGGCGTTGGATATAAACGCCGTCTACCATCAGCAGTGCCCGGTGATACATTAACTCAACAACATCAAAACCGTCTGCGCTTACTTTCTCAGTCGGTTCCCGCAGAATCACCATCGACAATTGCTGCTTGCCGTTGATGGTTTCGCAGCGCCAGTTGATGATAGATTCTGCGGGATATGTCAGGACGCGGGCCTCTTGACCAGCCGTTTGCGCGGCGGTCAAACCTTCGCGCATTTGCGGGTAGTCAACCAAAAGCCCAAATCGACCGACCAGCAAAGTATCGGCTGCGATCAACTTAATTAGCTGATCGGCGCTCAACCCTTCGCCGTTTGCATTGTCTTTGATGTACTCAATACCTGGATCAACATCGAGCATTGTCTCTTTGCGGAAAACCATTCCGAGCATGCCCTCTTTGGTATGCCCTACGAAATTGACAAAAGACGCCCGCTGTCGGTATGCCTCATATCGTAGCTTATTAGCTGTGCTGCCATCCTCGGCGTTTGGTGCCGGCAAATATGCTGTGCCGGGCATTGATCCTATCTGACCTGACGCGGATCCACGTCGCGACTTGACCGCGTTTGCCCCGTCGTCGCAGTCGCGTAGCATTTGCCACAGTGGAATGAACTTTTGGTAGTCCTTGTGTTGCGCTGATACTGCCATATTATTATCTCGCGAATCGAACGCGTAGATCGGCCACCGGCTTCACGACGGGCATTTCATAGGCGATGGGGTAAGTGCCCGCATCGGGTAAATGGTCTAAATTGGACTTTTTGTCCGGTAATCCGTTTGCATCATACGCTAATTGCTCCATGCAGCGAGCATATTCCGGGCAGTGTAGATCATTGATAAACAATCGGCCATGATCAAATGCGGCGTTAGTTGCCATAACTCTATCTTTAATAAACGGGTTGGTTTTGTTAGCGTAAACACTAAACCTAGCCTGCTCTAGAAGTGCAATGTCCGATGTTGAGGCGTCCACCGTCTTGCGGCTAGACCCTGATGCGTCAGGATACACTCTAATACTATGCCCAGGATAACACTCTTTGATCGCCCTGGTCATCGCTGGTGTATCATAGATGCCTTTTAGCTCATCGACCGCATGCCATGCCTCGCCGCGCATAACGTAAACCACGGCGCTCATATTGGTGACGTTGAAATCCATACCAATGCACAACAACTCACCAGCCTGTATGGTTTCTGTGCTGCGGCATCGGCTCCGTTCATAGCTGTTGAATACAGTCCCCGACTGTAGGTTAACAAATTGCCCGTCCAAATAAGCATTGAGCAGATTCGCCGGGTAAATATCCCGCAGCGTTTGAACGTACCCACTGGGCAGATGCGGGTTGCTCATCGTCGCTGCTTGGATGATCTCGTATCCTGGTCGCGGGTCATTCTTCCATGTGTTGTAAACGAATTTAAACCCCTCGGGTGTTGTTGTCACTCCGATTGTGTTGTGCGTCCCGTCGTTTTTCTTCTGTCGGTTTCGAGCGACGATCTGGCGCCAGGCATACGCTGCATCGTCGGTTTTCATCGTATCCAACTCGTCGACATCTGCGTCGCCATGCTCGTAGCCGATGATACGTTGCGGTGTATCCATCGATCGAAAATAGATGCGCCCGGACCCTGGTATCTCGATGTAATTCAGCGGTGATTTATATAACCGGTAAGGGATGCCTAATTGCTCGAGTACTTCCTCGAACCTGGGAAATGCAATCATTCGGATTAAGTCGTATGTTGGCGCGTAGAATCCCCGGTTGACCTCTGGCGATTGCAATTTGCCAATGATGCAGCGGTTGATAGCCGCCTCGGTCTTTCCTGCACCAAACCCGCTAACAAGTGCGGGAAATTGCGCGGTACTCATCATGTACTCGAATTGTGGAATGGTTGGACAAATATCCGCCATTGTTTATTTATTGGGGTTGATGATATTGATCACCGGCGCGGCGGCTGTCACCTGGTGGTCGGGTTGGTCAGTCTGCCCGAGCCAGTTCTTACCCAACCAGATTAACATAGTCGGGTTGCCATCAATCGCAGTTGAGAATTGCTTGCGGCGCAGGCTCATTCGGCCGCCTGCGCTCTTTTGCTTGAAGTAGTCCGAAAATCCAATTTTGTGATCACGTTTGCATGTTCGGTTGAGCGTATCGTAATCAATGCCTAGAATTGCGGCCTGTTCTTCACCTGTGCAATGTATCGCCGACATAGTGTCAACCTGGCGCCAATCGATGATTGTTGGCTTCGGTCCTGGTTTTGCCCTGGCCTTTGGTTTTGCTTTGGCCTTTGGTTTTGCTTTGGACTTTGGCTTCGTTGCCTTTGGCTTTGCTTTGGTTTTCGGTGTTGGCTTTTTCGTGTTATCCATTTGAAACCTCCTCAAATAGTTGACCATCAATATGGACCGCTTGCTTGCCGGTGAACGCTTGCCATCGTTTAATAATAACGTCGCAATACTTCGGGTCCAACTCCATCATGCGGCAATGCCTGGCGCTTTTCTCGCAGGCGATTAGTGTTGAACCTTCGCCGCCGAACAGGTCCAGCACAATGTCCTTTTCCCGACTGCTGTTGGCAATCAACCCGCCGACCAGGGCCACTGGTTTCATCGTCGGGTGTATGTCGCTCCGGTGAGGTTTATCCTCGCGCACAACGGTTGTCTTTTTCGCGTTCCTGAACTCGTTTACTATTCCGATCAGTTCGCGCTTGCTTAATGCGTTGGCTTTAACGTCGTCATCGATGATCGTTTTCTTGTCGAAGTCGCCATACCAGCAATGGGCCGAGCCTGGCTTCCACCCGTACAGGATTGGTTCATGCTGCCATTGGTAATCCTGGCGGCCCAGCACCATGCTATTTTTTACCCATACGATGCATTGTTTGAATAACCACCCGCCCTCAACCATCGCGCCTCGGAAATTGTAGCCTTCGCTATCTGCATGGGCGATGTAGATCGGCCCACCCGGTTTGGTTGCCATCGCCGCTGCGCTGAACGCATCGCGCAGGAATTCCCTGAATTCGCTATCACCCATGTCGTCATTTTTAATGGTGAGTTTATCCGCTGTGCCACCCTGGTATGCTACGTTGTATGGTGGGTCGGTCCAGACCATATCGGCGATGCCGCCATCCATCAAGGTGTCGACCTCATCGATGCTGGTGCTGTCGCCGCACATGAGGCGATGGTTGCCTAAAACCCAAACGTCGCCGAGGACCGTTGCTGGCGCGTCGGGTATCTCGGGTATCTCGTCCTCGTCGGTTAGTCCTTCGGTTTGTTCCTCGTCGGTTAGTCCAGCCAGGAATTCCTCATCGAATCCCAATAGGTCAAGGTCAAAGTCGGCGTCAGCCAGGTTGTTGATCTCGATTTTCAATAGGTCCAAATCCCAACCAGCGTTGAGCGCCAGCTGATTGTCGGCGATGACATACGCTCGTTTTTGCTCGTCGCTCAATCCTGAAAGGGTAATGGTGGGTATTTCATCCATCGCCAGCTTTTTAGCTGCCTGGACCCTACCATGCCCGGCAATTATTGATCCGGCGTCGTCGATCAGCACCGGGTTGGTAAACCCGAACTCATTGATGCTGGCAGCGACCTGGGCAACTTGCGCGGCGCTATGGGTCCGGCTGTTGTTTGCGTATGGGATTAGGTCGCAGATGGGTTTATATACTATCGAGAGCATTCAGAGACCATCGCAATACGCGAAAAATGAATTTAACATAGCACAA